GAAATCGTTAACTGTTCCCCGAATTGGGCCGGCTCTCGACGCGGACGATACACCCCGTCGGGACCGACTCGTCGTGGAATACAATACCTCGACCAACCCCACGTTCGAGGGGGCTGTGAGGGACACGAGTGGGAGGGGGTTGGATGGGGTTTTTACTACAGGTGCCGGTTACAATGCTATCAAAAAAGAACTCACATTTAACGGTGCGACAACTTCGGGTGTATCTATTGGTGGAGCCACAGGTGTAGGAGGTGATAGACCATTTAGTGTGAGTTTATGGTTTAATGCTTCCGCATTAACAGGTAGTGTCGATAATGCTCTAGTTGGATGGGGAGCACAAACCAGCCAACAATCCTTTCTCATGACAATCAACACAACAAATAACAAAGTTCTCGGGCAATTCTATGGCAATGGTATGAGTGTTTCACCAAGCGGGGGAATAAATTTGGGTACCTGGTATCATGCAGTATTGACGTATCCAGGTGGTGGACACTACAATATGAGTATCTATGTAGATGGTGTAAAAGGTGCCAACACAAACGCTGGCACAAATTTAGGTGGTTTAATTCCCGAAGATTCTGAGATAACAATAGGAACGTATAAAAATACATCAAATCAGGGGTTTAACGGTCTAATCTCCAACTTCAAACTTTACGACTGTGTCCTCACAGCCCAAGAGGTCAAGACCCTCTACGATATGGGACGGTGCGACGAGGGCCACCACGTGGTGAACTTCTCGAAGACTCGGGTCGGGATCGGACTCGGGGATGGGGAGGCTCCCACGTACACACTGGACGTCCGTGGCCAAATTAGGTCTCAGGGTTCCTTAGTGACTTCCTTCACTGGACAACATAAGTGTGTTCCAGAAGAGCCTGTGGAGAAGGGTCTCATCGTTTCAGCTAAAAAGAACCAATATGTGAAACTCAACGGTAGTCTCGATACAGGTAAAAGTGCAATCACGATAGATGAATCTCTTCCGATTGTTTCTCTTTCAAATGTGGTTCAAGATAAGGCGTGTTTCGGTGTTGTTTCCTCAACAGAAGAGGCGAACACGACGTTTCGCGTAGAAACTACTAATGGTGGTGTGATATCATACATCCCCAAAACCCTAGGTGATAACCGTGCCATAGTGAACTCCGTGGGTGAGGGTGCCATTTGGGTCGTGAATACCGGAGGATCCCTGGAGTCTGGTGACTATATCACAACCTCTAACGTGGCGGGCTACGGTCAGAAACAAGAGGACGACGTACTTCACAACTACACGGTCGCTAAAATCACGATGGATTGTGACTTTACGGGGTCCAACGTCGCCGTTCAGACCATCAAACGCGAAGAGACGGGACTTCGCACAATCACGGAAAATGTGTGGAACACACTCGTTGATTACGATCGCTCTTCCAACACGGAGACTCAATATTCGAACACTTTAGTACCTTCGGCCTACTCGGGTCAATCGGGATACGTACCAAGAGAGGTCACTACAATCGTGGACTACACAGATGGATCCAATCTCATATCCATAGCGGAATGGTCCAACTTAGAATCGAACATTCAAAACACGTACCAAAGCAATACCTTCACAGAAATTGCAGACTATACGAAATTCATAAGCCTCGATGAATGGTCTAACCTGACCATCGATGTTCAAAACACATACTCGGAAGCTGAAATAACCACGTATTACCAGATTCAAAGAGGTGAGAATGTCCTCGACGAAAACGGTCAACTCCAATGGGAGGACAAAACGGGTGCGACCGAGTCACCCTACGAGAGACGTTTCTTAGACGCTTCAGGTGCCCAAACAGATTCTGCGAACGCGGTACACATAGCAGCCTTCGTGGGGTGTACGTATCACTGTGGCTGAGTCCCGAATCGAGACCGAAGGTCTCTGGTCGTACATGAAAACTAAACAAACTTTACAAACTGTATCAGAGTTTCTAAAGTTCGTCCCTTTCCCAGTCTCACTCGCGATGAACGACTTCGTCGTTCGCGGGTGAATTCTTTTTTCCCCTCTTATAATAAATGTCGAATAGTATCCTACCAGCGGCGGGGAACTTAGACATAGTTAACGCCAATGTTCGGGCGGATAAGTTCAACGCGGCGACCAATATCGGGGTGGCCAACACGAACCCCGACTTTAATTTTTCAGTGGGCGATAAGTTTCATGTGGACAAGGACTCCACGGACCCTGTGAGTATCACAGGAAACGTCGTCGCCTCGGGGATCAAAATATCTAATCTCACTATCGGCCCAGCTTTCGATTTCGCATCCGTCTCTAACGTCGGGAACGTCACGGCGAATGTCATTCAATTCGCGAATGCCACCACGGGTTTCACGACCACGGCGAACGTTGAAATCGGTGGGAACATCGCTCTCACCTCGAATGCTCAGGTGACGATAGGTTCCAACGTCCTCGCGGAATACACGGGACCTCACCCTAGGGAGCCAAAGGAGATGCCTCTCAAGAAGTTTCCTGAGATTGCTTTTGCCGATAACCAATTAGATGGAGATCATACAACCAATACGTACACACAAGCAGGATATACAGTAATGGTAAGTAATCAATTTATTGACAGTTTTAATCATCGTGAGGGGTGGAAAGTATTCAATAATAAGACTTCTCATTGGCTTGATTCTTGGATGACTGAAAGTAGCAGATATTCTACGAGTACACGATTACATATCGCAGGGGTTTCAACTACCGTGAGTAGTGTTTCGTACTTGGGTGACTACGTACAATTAGAATTTCCAAAAAAGGTATCCGTATCTTACGTAAATATATATGCCTCCGACCGCATCAGTCGAATGCCCGGTGTAATAGTATTTGCCGGTTCTGATAACGGAACTACGTGGACGTTAATAAATAGTGTTACTAATAACACACATGTACCAGGTGAATCTTCGGTATTTAATGTTAACGCCACGCAACATTATAAATATCTTAGAATGATCATAACCGAAGTAACAACCGCGGATATATCACAAATTAACGATCGGGTCTCCATTCAAGAAATTCAAATTTATGGTTACGAGGAATCCGCACCCGTGGGTGACCTCTCGTTGGATACGACCCTAAAGTCGACGTTCAATTCCGTTCGGTCGAACAATTACGTGATGTATTTCGACGGGAAGGACCCCAACGGGACCGATCCTAAGAATCTCGTGAGTGGATCATCTATCAGTCTCACGAACAATAACGCGACGTACGATGCCTCGAACGACTATTGGACCCTTGACGGGTCTACGGAGAGTAACGTGACCACGGGTGACCTCGGCTTCGAGGGTGACGCGCCACACACGGTTTCCATGTGGGTAAATTCCTCAAACTTGGACGCTAATGCGATGACCCAACAGCTTTTCAGTATAGGGTCGGGGTACGATAAGTCTTTCCTTAAGGTTGACGATACCCAAATCGCCGCGAACACGTGGCAAAACGTCACATATACATACCAGGGTGAAGGTGGGTCCAGGGTGACCTACGTGGATGGACGGAAGGTCGCGGATGAAAAGATTCGTGATACACACGGAGAGTTTCCACCTTTTCCTATGCGTGATTATATAACTGGTGGATTCAGAGTTTGGGCGAGTACTGTGTATGCTAATCCCAACGCCGTGGACATTTATTCACCGTGGTTCGCTTTTGACAAATACAATGATGATGGTGCTGGAGCAGATGCCGGGGACCGCGATCTCGGATTTATATGGGAAGATCACGCATATAACGGAAATACTTACTTACGCGACAAAAATTTAGGAATTGATACAGGCGGAGTTTCTACGACTGTTTCTGGTGAGTATCTTGTTCTTGAAATGCCGTATAAAATCGTACCCGAATATTTTAAAATCAAAGAAAGAGGTGATCTAACAGCCAAAACCGTTAAAGATGGTAAAATATATGGAAGTAACGATGGAAGTACGTGGGACGAAATATCTTCATTTTCTGGTTTGACGTATACAAACACTCGAGATACGTTTGCGACGTTTATAGAATCGAATATGCAACACCGCACCGTTCGTATCAACACGACAAATTCGTATAATAGATTAGCTCTAGTATGTACTGCCGTAAACCAGGGCAGCGAGGACTGGACGGGTATCGGTGATCTACGATACTACGGTTACAAAGAAGGTGACATCACTCGATTTCCTCAACCCGGAAAGATACATAGATATCCACATGTCGCCCTGACGGGTCCACGACACAGAGGGTACGTAGTAACTGCGAGTGCTAACACAACGTCCGGAGGAGACGGACCTTTTAACGCGTTTATTAACGATCCTAATAACGACCCGGGTACTACAGGTGTACACGGTCACTATTGGCACGGGGACAATTCCATCGATTCTTATGATACTAACAGCCCGTATGACGTCGTAAGTGCTTCATCGACTACAGTAGATGGCACACCCGTGTCAGGTGCTTGGATTCAATTAGAACTTCCCCGTGCTATAATACCAAAAGGATTTAGAATCTCTCCACGATCGGGTCAGGCTAGTAGAGCACCCCAACAAGGTGTATTGGCGGGTTCTAATAATGGAACTTCTTGGACAAATATACACAATTTCACAGCACCTGGGACGTATACGGATAGAGTATATCAAACAACTGAATTTTCTAATACGACTGCTTATAAATATTTACGGTTCATTGTCACCCATTTACAGGGAAATGGGGGGGTTGTTAATTTAGGAAACATGGAATACTTGGGAACGGAAGAAGAAGAAGATGTTCCCGCCATCGTGGGTGGTCCCTTCGCGGGGAAGGTGGCGAACTTTAGGGTCTACGATAAGTACTTGGGTGACGAGCGGATCCAAGAGATTTACGATGCGCAAAAGGACGAGTTCGGGCACAAGAAATCCTCGGTGACCTTCTACAAGGGTCGCATAGGTGTGGGCACGACCGAACCTGAAGGTGCTTTAGTGGTGGTTGACGAACCTCGTGCAATGGAAAAGTTTCCCGCGCGCGGAATCGATGGAAATGAAGCACACGTAGAAGGACAGGGTATATTCCGTGTAAGTGCACCACATAACTTTGTAGCTGGTGAGCTCATGGCGAACGTCTATTCAGCTTTATCGGATCCTTTCACAGGTCTTAATAGAAGAAAAGAAGGGTATAGAAGTGCGTATAGAGCATTTAATGAACTTCACGAATTATCATGGAACTCTACACCCCCGAGACATACAAGACTCGCCGAAAATACGGAATATGGTACGTGGCTTAAACTAGAATCACCCGAAAAGATAAACTTGAAAAAGGTTGAAATCCATGGTAATATGGAATGGCACCAGATAGGAAAAACCATATATGGACGAAATGATGGTGGTACTAGCGATGACCAACTCGGTCGCACGATTGATTGTAGTCATGATGGTACACGTATTCTTGCGGGTGCGTATCAGGGCAACAGTAACGAAGGAGAAGCTTGGGTACTCGATTGGGACGGGGAAGAATGGAGTGTCGTTGGTAACATACTAACAAACCCAGTCTCAACTGGTGATACCCGTTTCGGTAGACGTCTCTGTATTTCAGGTGATGGTAATATTATAGCGATAGGTGCGGGAACAGAAGATAATGCAAATGGTAATAATGCTGGTTCGCTTCGTGTCTATTATTTAGATGGTGGTACTAACGGTGTTGGGGGTACGTGGACGTTATTACCAGATTCTTCTGGTATCACAACTAACGGCGCGTTTCAAGGTGCGACCGCGGGTGGGAACATGGGTGAAAACGGTCCTCAGCTTTCGTATGATGGTAAAATACTCGTCGTTGGTGAAAAGGATTATGTGGACAATGGTGTTAATGTAGGTAGGGTTCAGGTATTTAGGTATGCTAACGGTGCATGGTCTCAAATGGGCTTGGATTTAGTAGGAGCTACGAGTGGTAGTTTTGGTAACGATGTGCAAATGACCGAGGATGGTATGCATCTCGTTATTGGTCAAAATGCCTCCCCCGACGCTGTATATGTTTATAGATGGAATGAATCTGGAAGTAGTTGGGATTTAAAAGGTTCGTCAATTACACATTCCACTACCGGAGCTCGATTCGGTGAGGCGGTTTCTATATCTAACGATGGAAACGTTATAGCTGTAGGTATGGCACAGGCCGGTGTGGCGGACGGTGCATGGTTCGATTTCGCTGGTCAGGTCAGGGTATACCATTATAATAGTTCGACGAATAACTGGGATTTGAATACGACGATACAATACGAACAGGCAAACAGCGCCGATGATGGAGGAGCAGGGGCTTATGACTCTTTCGGACAGATGGTTCGATTATCTGGTGATGGTAAAAGATTAATCGTCTCCGCGGCAAATGATGATGGTCCTTTGGGCGTCGACCAAGGAAAACTATTAATGTATGAATACATAGGTGGGAAATGGTTGCAAAAGCACCCAGCCTTAAATTACGAGCTAAAGGGTATGTCAGCTAATTCTTACCTAGGTCACGGTACTATTAACCATGATCAAGGTTTCGCCTTTTCACGTGATGGTTCCGTGATCGTTGGTGGTGAATTAGGTGTAGATACAAGTGGATCTAATAATACGGGTGCGTTCCGTGCTTTTGGTATGACTAATAATATAAAGAGTGTGTGGGGAAGTAACGATAATAAAAATTGGACGAAAGTTGTGAATACTCCTACACGTGAAGAGTCGACTTCGAACGTCGCGGGTGTTTCCTTCGGTACCGATGATCGTCTCGAACTAAAAAATTTCGATAACTCCAATTATTTCAAATACCACGCGATCATCGCAGATGCGTTCACGGATTTACGACATGTAAATCTTTACGGTATATCTGAAAAGGGAACCAGTGTTTTGAACGATGGTTCACTTTCTCTTTCTAAAAATCTCACTGTTCCGCGTATTGGACCACCCCTTAACATGGATAAAACACCCCGAAGAGACCGATTACTCGTGGAATATAATACGTCTACGAATCCAATAACAAAGGGGATTGTTCGAGATACGTCCGGTCGAAATAATCATGGTGGATTTATTAATTTAATCTATAGCGGCGTCAACGTATCCGGATTTAGAAATAAAGATGCACCAAATACACACGAACTATTAAATTATGATCCCTTCGCTAAAGCTTTCTTTTTCAAGGCACGTGGGAATTCGGACGCAGATGACGGAATAAAGGTCGCAAACATAGGTTCACACATAAAGGGTAATCATCCTTTAACCGCCTCGTTCTGGGCTAGGTTACAAGGAGACGCGGATCAAGGATTCTTTTATATAGGTAACGAAACACACGACATAAATAAATCGTTCGGTATGCGATTGGATGTGGGTAGTACTAATTATAACATGGAACTTTCCTTGTGTGGTGGTGGGGCGACGAATTTTTATAGGTACGAACTCGGTGACCACACCGGGGGGGATGCGGCGGTGGTTCCAGGTGCCGATCAAAGAGTGGGTGACTTTTTTAATGGCAAACAAGGTTTTAAATGGTTTCACGTGGTTGCCGTATATAACGGAGGTCTTAGGAGTGCAGACGGTGATATATATAGTCACGGTAACACAGACCTTATGAGACTATACATAAACGGTAATGAAGTGTTTACCATGAACAATTCGTCATACGAATCCGGGGTTAATGGTTCATCGTCTGATATACTAAATTTGGATCCGAATCCAACTTTGATAGTTGGTGGTTTTCCAGGTGGCCAAGCTATTGGTAATACGAACACGGCAATGAGAGGTTTCATGTCGAATTTTAAGCTTTATGATTGTGCGCTCACTGGTGAAGAGGCGAAAACCCTGTATGATATGGGACGTTCCGACGAAGGACATCATGTGGTGAACTTTGATAAAACGCGAGTTGGTATAGGGTTAGGAGACGGCGAATCTCCTAAAGGAACTTTAGATATACGAGGAGACTGTATCATAAACAAACATGGACGTGTTGGGATTGGGATCACACAACCAAGAGCACCTCTTCATATCGAATCACACTACGTATACGATATAGGACCGTACATCAAGGATGACTTTCTTTTTTGTGAATGGTCATCTGGTAATGGTGGTCGATGGACCTTAAGTGCAAACGAAGGTGACGATGCTCATATCGGTGGAAGTGATATTAACATGAATCTTGTTTGGGGTGCACTCACCTCTAGTATTGCACCCGACGTGGATAACGTGATGACGTTTGAAAACGACATACCAGGGAACACGGATATAGGTGTCGTTCAGTCATTTACTGGGCAACACAGGTGTGTTATTCCATCCATTCCACTCGCACAGATTGAAGCTTATAAGGGTTATATCGTGTCGGCCGACCAAAATAATTATATAAACTTAAACGGACCCGCTTTAGAAACGGGGGCAAACGCTATCAATATTAACGAATGTATTCCTATAGTATCCTTATCGACTACCAAGAAGGACAAAAAGTGTTTCGGTGTCATAGCCAACGTAGAGGACCCCGGAAAGCGTAAGGAACGAAGTGGGCGTGTTGTTTCACTCTTTAATAAGGAGATTGGTGATACACGTGTCTTCGTGAACTCGTTAGGTGAAGGTGCGATATGGGTGATCAACACGAATGGTACTCTCGTTTCAGGAGATTACATCACGACTTCTGATGTAACCGGTTACGGTGAGAAACAAGACACGGAATTCCTCGCGAATTACACCGTAGCTAAAATCACCATGGATTGCGACTTCAATCCAGTTACTCAATCCGTAAAACAAATAGTAAAGGATGCAAATGGTAACAATATATTAGATGATAATGGACATGTTCAATGGGAAGATCATCCAACAAAAACAGAAAAGGCATACAAAATTAAATATCTCGACGCTAACGGAGTGGAGACTGATGAGGTGAATGCAGTTCACATAGCGGCATTCGTGGGGTGTACATACCACTGTGGCTAACCACCCAGTCGACGTGGTCGATTGTTCCAGATTCAAGACCCTCAAACCCAGTCTCACCCGCGATGAACGACTTCGACGTTCGTGGGTGAATTCTTTCCTCCCCTTATAATAAATGTCGTACTACTCGAACATTGTCAGTATCGTTCCAACCGACATTTATTCTAATGTCACGGTGGCTGAATACTCTAACCTTTCGGTAGAAGACCAGGCGAATTATTTGGAGTGTAACTACTACTCCTCGAACACCGTGGGGTACTACTCGAACCTCGTGGTCTACGACGGTATTGACGTGTTCTCCAACATTTCTTCGAATGCCTATAATGAATTGACTCCCGACCAGCAGAGTGGGTACACACCAGTCATCGAGTACTCGAACGTCGAAACAACCGATAGGCCACACAGGTACGTCAAGGTGATCACACATTATTCGAATCTCGTGGTTTCCAATGTTGTGACTTACTCGAATATAAATACAGAGGAATACAATGCACTAGTGAAAATACGACCTTCGTACACACTTTTCAGAAAGTATGTTCCAACGGGGTATTTTGAAACCACGGTACAGGGGTACGCATCAAAAACTATAGAAGAACGCGAAGGCTACGTTCCGGTGACAATACCCGAACGTGTTATTTCTAATTTACAGCCTTTCTATACCTTTGTCCCAAGTCCCGAGTGACGTTAGTCACTCGTACTCCATTCGTTCCAGTCGCAAAGCGACTGACCCCTTTCCCCACGCTTCCTACAAATTGTGACCCAGTTTCTAAGAAGTTCCCAGTCTCATTAAGTAACGACTTCGTCGTTCTAAAATGAATTCTTTTCCTCCCTTATATTAAATGTCATTCGAACCACCAGCAGGCATTTTGGACATTGGGAATGCCACGCTTCGTGTGGGGAAGCTCGAGGTCGCCGAGACCTCGGGACTCAACCAAGGACTTCAGAATATCGTAAAGAATGATTTACTCATCACAGAAACTGCCGAGTACACGACGAATCAGACGTGGGGTCTCAAGTTACCTACAGCGTGGGTCGCCGATTTTGATATCAAAGGCGGAACGGGTAAGTACGTAGAGTTTAACTTTTACAACGAAGGGTCTACGTCAAACGCTCAGGGGTACACTCTACACTTTGAGGACACGACATTGACCCTCAAGTATGATAATGGAAGTACACTCGCGAGTGCCACGATTCCAACCATCGTCGGTACCTACCGAAAGGTAAACATCTTCTTCGAGAGAAACGTCGTCGCCGTCTCGATCGATGGAACTCGGTATCTCTACGATAAACGACCATCGGTACTTTCGCGTGTCATCAGCACGACCGGTTCAGCCTTTTTGAACACATTCTTCGAAAGTGATCACGGTGGAAATTCGGGTTTCAAAAACCTTCGAATCGTCAATGGACGGTTCATTTCGGACAAAACCAGTAACGTCTCTTTCATCGGGAGCCTTGGTGTCGGTGTGAACTCACCTACCGAAAGTTTGGATGTACTCGGAAATATTAAAACGACGGGAAACGTACACGCGGGAGGAGAAATAGAATTATACTCAAACCTTAATATTCAACAGGTTTCTAATACGGCTACAATTAAGGCGACGTCTAATGTCGTCACGGAGTTCCCCCGATCCAAGAAACTCATCAAGTATCCGAGGGTGGCTTTGACGAGTGCCTCTCAAGATGGGTATGTGGTGACGGAAAGTAGTGAATTCAGTACTACTTCATGGCAATCTTACTATGCTTTTGATAACAATACGGCTGACGGTAGTAACAACAACTGGGCATCGCTACCTGGTAGATATACTAGTTCCGGTCAGACTTACTCCGGAGGAAGTTCACTTGGTAATTACGATGGTGAATATATTCAAATTGAATTGCCTGTAAAGATAAACTTATCACTTGTACGTATATTTCCTAGAACATATGCAACTCCGTCTGCTCAAACACCCAAGGATTTCGTTATCATAGCAAGTAATGATGGAGTTACGTATGATTTACTCAAATCTGTCACAAACCAATCAGATTCTGGAACGTGGATAAATATTGACATACATACTACAAATTTATACAATCGTTTCGCTTTAGTAATATCAAAAGTTATAAGTTCGGATACAGCAGGGATTGCTGAGATTGAATATCACGGCCTCCCCGAATACGACCCCGACGCTCACGGGACCGATGTGGTGGTCAAGTCGGTCCCCAACGTGCCCAACACGGATTGGTTGGAGGTCTACTATGATGCGAAGGAGCCTTCGAGTTACCCGGGCACCGGGGGGACTGTACTGGATCTGAGTGGGAACCAAATTAATGGAACACTCAATGGGGGTGTTGGTTTTGACTCTACGTATAAGGCGTTTACTTTTGACGAAGCCGATGATTATATCACATTAGACACAGGAAAGACTGGTAACTACGTTTTCTCGGTGAGTTTATGGTTTAAGTCGTCCGGGAACAGTATAGAAACACTGTTTCACATGAACGGTGATTACGCGACCAACAACACAGTCTGGCTATACGGTTCTGGAACAAATTTATATATTAGTTTTATAAATAATTCCTATACTTGCGATACAGGTAAGGAGATAGCGGACAATATGTGGCACCACACTTCTTTTGTGTATAATGGAAACGGAGAAAGTGGACGCGATATATACTTAGATGGCGTGCGTCTCAGTGGTTCGGTATCAGGGAGCAGCGCTGGTAGTGACCTAAATCTCACAAGCACATCCTCTATTTCCAGAATTGGGGCGTTAAACTATACATCGGGAATCATTCACAAATTTAAAGGCTCCATCGCCAATTTCCGCCTCTTCAACCGAGCTCTAACCTCCGACGAAGTGTGGCAACTCTACGCTTACCAGAAGGAGTATTTCGGTCACGGGGACTTGTCCATGACCCTCAAGGCTGGGCGCCTAGGGATCGGAACGTCGGAGCCCAAGGTGGCTTTGGATGTGAGGGGGGGCATAGCAGGTCCATTTACAACGTTTTTAACTGGAGATGTCACAACATCTATTGTTACAGCAGCAGCTAGCACATCGATAATTTATCCAGTAACGAGTTACACATTTGACGTTCCGAGTGAATATCACGCATTTGGGACTAAAAATTTGGAAATTTATGGTCAGATAAAATGGTGTGGTGAAATTGATAACCCATGGAATGCTATGTTTTCAGCACGATTATACTATGGTAGTGGTTTAACGAGTTATGTTAACAGTGCTGAGAACACAACTTCGAACGCGAACACACGCAACAATGGTGCCGGGGTACCTTCGACAAACGCTACTAATGATGACTTTATCAGCACATTGGAGGCTTGTATACTTAGTTCCAGATTTTACATACCAAATTGTCCCGTGTCCAACGGTTCACAATTAAAATTAGAATTACGTTTTAGACAGGGGAATGCTAGCTCCTCTGTATATACAAACCGTACGAAAAATGACCTCACGAATGATGTAAATTATGAACGTGGAACCACTAACTTTTTTTTAGCTGTTAAATAATATGGATCTATTAACAACTTTAGCTCATTTAAGACCAGGAAATTCTATAGGCTTCAAAGAAGGTTGTGAAGAAACTCTTTCCAATGTAGTATGGATTTCCCAGAATACATATATTTCAAATAATACAGATTTAGAACTGATCTGGAACGAAGAGGCCGGTGTGTACACGGAGGCACCTTTCACCATTCCGACACAACAAGAGTGTGATGACTATTGGAACAATACACTTAAAAATCAACTAGCATTGAGCACACTCCGCAAAGAACGCAACAAGCGTCTCGCAGCGTGTGATTGGACGCAAGTTAACGACGTTGTTCTTTCGAATGACCGAGAATGGAAAATTTATCGCCAAGCTCTTCGTGACATTACACAAACGACCGAAGACCCCGCGAACCCTGTTTGGCCAACCCAGCCAAGTCCGTAGGACTTGTACTCCTCGTATCTAACCTTCTAAGAATCTTGCAGATTCGTCCAAGCTTAAAAATAAACTCTCACTATAATATAAAATGTCTGGTGGTATCGCCCAACTCGTCGCCGTAGGTGCTCAGGATGTACACCTCGTCGGTCAGCCCGAGGTATCTTTTTTTAGGTCGACGTACAAGCGTCACACGAACTTTTCCCAAACTGTCGAGCGTCAGGTCATTCAAGGCAACGTCTCGAACAACGGTATGTCCACCGTCCGCTTCGAGCGCAAGGGTGACATGCTCAACTATGTCTACCTCGTCCCCAACAACGGTAGCGCGACCCAAGCTATTGGTACCTGGTCTGACGTAATTTCCAAGGTGGAGCTTCTCGTGGGTGGTCAGGTCATCGATGAGCAGGATTCGACCTACTCGACTCTCATCGCGCCTATCCTCTCCGCGACCAACTCTTCCAAGTCCGTCGCCAGCGACCTCTACGGTGGTGCGACTGCCGAGCGGTTCTACCCTCTCCGGTTCGCCTTCTGCGAGAACTGGCAGACCGCCCTTCCTCTCATCGCCCTTCAGTACCACGATGTAGAATTGCGTATCACTTGGGGTGGTTCCGCCGCGAACTACAAGTGGGACGTCTACGCCAACTACGCGTACCTCGATACCCAGGAGCGCGAGATGTTCGCTTCTCAGCCCCTCAACATGCTCATCACCCAGGTCCAGAAGGCCGTGTCTTCCGGTTCCAAGATGCAGGAGCTCAACTTCAACCACCCGGTCAAGTATCTCGCTGCCGGTAAGGCGACTGCTCTTTCCATCCTCAACAACGACAACAAGCTCAAGCTCCAGATTAACGGTACCGACGTCGCCGACTTCAAGTTTGCCGATCCCAACTTCTCCCACGTTCCTCTCTATTACCACACTTCCAACGCTTCCAAGCCCGCGACCCTCAAGACGCTGTTCTTCTACCCCTTCTGCCTCGATGCGGGTAAGCTTCAGCCTACCGGTACCCTGAACTTCTCCCGTCTCGACTCGGCTCGTCTCATCAACGATAACCAGAACGTCAGCGATGACATTTATGCCGTGAACTTCAACGTTTTACGTGTGGAGAATGGTATGGGTGGTCTATTATATTCTAACTAAGTAGTAAAAGATGCTTTGGAAAATATTTTTTCTCCTCTCCATCGTTTTTGTATTGACGTACGATCCTAAGTCCAGGACACTCGAAACCTTTGTCGGTCAGCCCAAAACGCCGTCCACAAACAAATCGTGTGAAAACGCGCATTACGAAGCCGTCCAATTCGCTCAGACCCCGTATGAGTGTCCTACCCCCGGTAAGACCAAGATGGGTGTAATTACTTAAAAAGAAGATGTTAGTTTCATTTATAAATGGTCCCAGTCACGAAGGACACTCTTTTAGTCGTCGCCACCGTCGTGTGTGCCATCGCCGTCGTATTCCTGTTTAAGGAAATGAACAAGGCCAAGAAGGATATCGACGGGTTCAAAAATTTTTCAGCCCAGGTCGTCAGGCACTTGTCGGCCCCCGAGCCCGCTCCAGTTGAGACTGTAGAGAAGAAGGAGGAGGAGATCGAGGAGGAAAAATCCGAGGAATAAACATATCGCCTTATAATAACTTGCGAATGCGCAATGAAAAAGTACAAAGCGATTGCAATACCGGTTAGCTTTGCTGATGGGAAACCTCGGTTTCTCACAGTAAGGGATTGGCGCTTTAAGGATTGGATTTTCGTCACAGGTGGGTGTAGACGACGTGAGATTTTCAATCCTTTACGATGCGCCTTGAGAGAATTAGAAGAGGAGACGCGAGGGGTTGTCTCACTAAAAAACGGAGAATATACAGAATTTAAATTTACAGTCAAGGAGAGCCCAACAGTAGAACTCGAGTACAATGTTTATGTCTTTTTCGTCAATTTTTCTCGTTCGGAACAACAGACCCAGGTCCGAAAGTTCTACGAAGAAAAACACAAAACACAACTGAAGAAATTAAACAATCAACCCATTCGTAAAACCCATGACGAAAACGATTACATGAGTTACGATACCCTCGAGGAGTTTAACTCACGTAAACGTTGGAAACTCATAATCGATAACGTTCTTAAAAACCCTAAATTCTACGCGTGCATAAGTTCTCATAACAGAAAAACCTTCTCTATTAAATAATGAAGTCCAAGGCTTTCATTTTAAGACAGATTGGTGAACTACTCGAGAAGAATAGGGGTATGTGTGAACAGGAAGTGAAGGAATGGATGGCTCAGAATGAGGAAAAGACGGTCTACGAACTACTGACCTTTAAGAAGGAACTTTCACAGTCGAAGGAATATCCAGATGTGTCTTGTATGAAATGGTTTAGAGATGATGAACGATAAAAAGGTATGTTTAAAAAATGGTACGCCAATAATGCGACCAATCTATCACATGTGCTCATGGACGGAGGAAAGCTCTCTGTGCCATTTGATAGGTTGAACGAATTTTATGATGTCTACATAGACGCTGTTACATCTGGAAAGAAGATTTACGTCGTGGAACAGAAGAGTGAGACGTATAACTTTTTCGTCGACATCGATTACAAGGACCCGGAACCTTTGGGAATCGATGAGATTCAGGACATTTCTAAAGTTATTTGTGAGACGGTAAAATTTCATGGTGGTACAGAGTGTCTCATTTCTGTGGCGAAACCTAAACAGTGTGGGTCACTCATGAAGACTGGTGTACACCTGAATTGGCCGGGTCTCGTCGTCGATCAGGCATCCGCCGTCGCTCTTCGGGAACACATACTCGTGTCACTCGCCAAGTTTAACCGAAACGTCGAATGGAATGATATCATAGACGCATCTGTCTACGGAAGTGTCGTACGTCGGTCGAAAGGAAGCGGATTCAGGATGCCGTGGTCGTATAAGCGAGCGAAACACGAGGCATGTGGTGCACGAGGGTGTAAAGATTGTGAGAACGGTCAGGTGGACCAGGGTCCGTACCTACCCTTGTTCATATACACGGATGAAGCGAAACGTATAGACCAAAAACCGAGTGTAGAGATTCTTAAGATGGCTGCCGTCAGGACAGATCAGCCGAAGAATGTCACCATCGACGTTCCATCCGTTAAGATCAAAGAGGTTTCCTTTTCACCGGAGGAGACGAGAAATGAAATTTACGATGAAGAATTGAGAAGTATGATTGAAGATTTCGTTCGAAAGAATATGGAGGGTCAGGGTGATGCCTACATCACGAAACTTTTCAAAAATAAGGAGACGTATTACGCGGCGACGACTTCTAGATATTGTGAAAATGTCAAAAGAAAACACGGGTCCAATCACGTGTGGTTCATCATAAGCGGAAGAGAGATTCTCCAGAAGTGTTTCAGCCGACACGAAACGATTGTAGGTCGCTGTGACGGGTTTTGCGAACACTTCTGTGGTCGAAGACATAAACTCACGACTGGTATCGTGGACAAATTGTACCCCGAGAAGGAGGACCTTAAGAAGTGTCCGGAAATCAAAAAATACGTCGAGCAACCCCAGGTTGACGCGAAACCCGACCTCGAATCCTTCATCAACAAACACATGAAGACGGACGGTGATCTACAGGTCGTAAAACTCACAAAGATGAAGGGGTACAGTCTCGCGATGACGACTTCGAGCTTTTGTGAAAACATCTCAGGGGAACACGAAGGTAAATTGATGTCGTACATCATAAAAAAGAATGAAATCACCCAAAAGTGTCCTATTTGTAAAAGGAGCAAGGCGAGAACGCACAAATTACCATCTAAAATTACAGAAAAAGTGCATGTTAAAAGTACTTAAACATTTCGGAACTTAAAGTATAAATGACTGTTACACGTTTTGGCCGAGCTGTCAAGAAACCCGTTCTTTATGTACCCGCGGAGGAGGTACTTCTCGATGATTACGCTTCGGATGAGCATGATTCCGTGATTGATTCTGATATCGACACCGAAGATGAAGAGGGTTTCAGTTCAGAGGAAGACTACGATGATGACGCGGATGAGAATGGTAATCTCAAGGATTTCGTGGTAGACGATGAGAGTGAAAGTGAGGAAGAAGACGCTTAAAAAAAACAAAAACTATATTAGAAAATGGAAACGGACATAGGCAATCCCATTGAGTACAATCCCACGATAGACCCTTTAAATCAGGAGAAGGAAGAGGAGGAAGAGAAGCACGAACAACCCTATTACTTTCATCCCAGTGAGATGAATTACGCCCCACCTCCACCACCTCCCCAGAATGAGAAATTCGATCTATTCACGAACATTGATAAATCTACGTGGATAATCGCGTTTGCTGTTTTCTTACTTGGATTTTTTATGGGAAAGACAATGCAACCCGTCATACTCAGGTATACGTGAGTTCGCGAATACGCCTCGATAACTTGGTATCAGCATCTTCGTAACTCTGAGATTCGACAGGCTTTTGGGGAAACCCACTTAGCCAATGATCCTCGGGTACATTCGAATACGCGACGAACGTGCCTATATCACCGTATATGGGTTTAATTTTTCCAGTCGCATCCCTCTTTATCAGTTGGGATGGATAACCAGGATGCACGAACGCATCATCCGTGTCTTCAACAAAACCGGCAGTTGTCGATGGTTCGGAAACTGTTTTGTTTTTTAAATCGTACGTTGGTTTAAAAAACAAAATAAAGAAAGCCCCAACGAAAAGGATCGTGAGGATAATCCTGAGCATTTTGTTTTATTGTATGTGAATATTATTTACGCAGAAGAAACCTCGGGTTCTCCCTCCTCCTTAATCTCCTCCATCTTTCCGTCGGTCGACTCGGCCGCCTTGGCGTCCTCCTCGCGCTTCCTCTGGCGCTCCTTCATCTCCTCGTTCACAATATCGTCAGCCTCCTTGACGAGCTCCTCCATGGGAGTGTCGGGCTTCTCCTTCTTGAGTCGCTCCAAAACCTCCGCGGGGTGAGAGATGGGCGCCTCGTCGGGCTTGGTGTAAAACTTCGAGTTCTCGTCACCAGGAACGTATCCACCAGCCTTGGTTTCCATCATAGCCGCCTTGCGTTCTTGGAACATACGAGTAGCCTGTGCCTGGTTCTCCTTATAACCAGTCATGATTTCCTCAAGCTTCTCGTTGGTGTAGTGTACGTCCTCAATCTTCGTGGGGTCGGGGGGAATGAGAAGCCACTTGTACATGTCTACGACATAGATGTCAAAGGTGGGATCCTCCTTCTGAAGACGCTTCGCATGGTTCGCAGCCTCGTCGCGGTTCGCGAAGGCACCGCGAATCTTAATACCAAACTTATCATTCTTCTGCGGCGCCTCGGGGCCTACGATGGAGAGGCACGCGTAGATCTGTCCGGGGACGGTGGTATAATCCTGCTCGAGAGACATTATGATTTTATGTAAGCTTAAAACTTTAAGCCATTACTTACGTATCAAATGCACGAATATTGGGACAAACAACCCGTTCCTCGTGAAGGTACGGAACCTGGTGAAATAGATGAGTCTCGTGACATTACGAAAAAGACGACCAAACTTCCAGAGGGTCTCGTATGGTCCTCGTGTACTCTGAAGGAGGCGTGTACATTTTTGAGAGAGTACTACGTAGTACACGGTCAGTTTAAACTGGCGTACACAGTCGAAGGTCTTAAATGGTCCATAGACGATAGCATAGCCATTCGAAAGGTGGATACGAAAGAGATGGTTGGATACATAGCCAGTACTCCTTTAGACGTGAACGTCGAAGGGAAAGAACTCAAGATGACCCAGATTGACTACTTGTGCGTACACCCCTCGTATCGATCGTCAAGACTCGCTCCACTTCTCATCACCGAAATCAAGCGTCGGGCGAACAAGAAGGGTATCTGGCAGGCTATCTATACGGCCGTGACCAAGATTCCCACACCCATCACGAAATCGTGTTATTGGCACAGGTTCTTGGACGTGAAACATCTCGTAAAGACGGGATTTCACCAGACAAATAGAGTCCGTGAGAAGTTTTACGAGATTAGAGGACCGTGTAAACACGTGTGGAGAAAGATGACTGCGGAGGACATACCCAAGGTGACTTCGATACTCAAGGATCACGTGAAAGATGCCAAGATAGCCCCGGTCGTTACCGAAGAGTACGTGAACCGTGTCGTCCTACCCATTCACTCGTACGTGAACGACACCAACGATGATTTCGTGTCCTTCTATGACATT